CCCCTATTTTAGTATCTTCTGCTCCGGCATCACCTATAGTTAATGTAGGTGTTGTACCACCCATTGTAATACCACCATTAAATGTTCTAGCACCAGATATTGTTTGTGCATCTGATTTATAAGAATCTGGTACGCTAATAGTTCCTACACTCTTTGCTTGATGAACAACATAAATATTGTTTGTGCCGCTAGGAGGTGCACCAGTAAACGTTAGTGTTGTTCCAGATAAAGTGTATGCTGAGTTAGGGTCTTGTCTTACATTACCAACAAATACCTCAATGTCTAAAGTTGATGAAGGTGCTACATCTAAAGTAAATGCAGTTGTACTTCCATCACCATTAAACCTCTTACCTTGAAGAGATTGAAAAGTATTTCTGGTATCTATAGGTGTCCCTAAGTATCCCATTCTACGTTATCTCCATGATTGACAAAGCAATGTCAGCCGCACCAGTTGCTGTTAGTGACAGCGCATCTGTTGCTTCCATTACGACTTTGTTGCCCGCGAGTAGTTCCAAAGTTCCGCCAACAGGAATTGGCGCCGTAGTAACTAGTTCAACCGTTTGGTTAGCCTCGTTATTTGCACCTGCTCTGTTACCAGTATCTGAAGCTAAACTAACTGTAGCAGTGATCTGACCAGTTGTTGTATTACCTATCATTATCCCAAGAACTACAGTTGTTGTAGAACTTGCAACAGTATAGATAACATCAGCACTGGTAACTCCTGCTTTAGTTACAACTTTAAAAGTATTAGCCATTTATCCTCCTATTATATTATTAACCGAGCGCGATTGCAAGAGCCGTAGGGTCTTCGCTTGAAAATCCTGCACTTGTTAAATACGTTTTTACATCAGATAGTGCTACCTGCACCATCGTTCCATTATCATTTGTTACTAATCTATCTGCATCTGCTAAAGTAGTAGATGTTGCAGATGTGTCACCATCCATAATGTTTAATTCAGCGGCAGTTGCATCAACAGCAGCAAGTTTAGTTAAATCTGCTTGTACTAATCCGGAAACACCGTCTAATAAATTTAATTCAGCCGCAGTAGATGTCACATTAGTGCCACCAATATCTAAAGTTGTTACAGATATTTCTCCTGCAACAGTGGCAATACCATCTGCTAAAGTAATTAAATCTGTATCATCAGTATGACCAATTGTAGCTCCGTTAATAGCTATATTATCAACAGTGAGCGCTGTCAGTGTTCCTAAAGAAGTAATGTTTGTTTGTGCCGCACCAGTTACTGTGGCAGCCGTTCCAGATACATTACCTGTTACATTACCTGTTAATGGTCCTGCAAAAGCGTCTGCTGTTACAGTGCCATCAAAAAATCCATCTTTAAATTCGACACCGCTACTACCAAGATCAAGTATGTTATCAGCACCCGGTGTTAAAGCACCGTCTGTAAGTATTAATTGTTTTTCATTACCTGCATAAAAATTAATTGTATCAGCAGTTTCAAAATCTATTTTTGTTTCATCGTCTTCACCAATTTTAACATCTGTTGCTAAAATTGATGTAATGCCTGTTTGTGCTGCATCTACACTTAATGTGTTAGTTGATAAAGATACACCTGTCCCTGCAACGAAAGCAGTTTTAGACATTGCGATAGCCGCACTTGCATTAACATCAGCGTTAACAATAACGCCACTTGCAATACCAAAGACACCTGCGTTAGTTAAACTAACATCTCCGCTTGGAACAACAGGATTAAAATTTGTACCATCAGCAACCATGATAGCGGTGTTTGTATTTGTTCCCATGGTAATATCATCACCAGAAACTGTTAAATCACCTGTTACTGTTAAATTACGTCCTACAGTCGCATCATTATTCGCATCTTCAAATATTAATTTACTTGCGGGAATTGTACAAAATACGTCTTTCGTACCTGCTGCAAAATCAACCGCACTATCACTGTTAGAAGAAGATATGACAGTTGTTCTTGCTAAATCAGAACTATCACCATCTAGTGTGCCTAACCCAACTTCAAATTCGTTTGCTGTTTGATGGACAATAGCATAATACGTTGTATTACTATTACCAACACCAGCAGCAAAAGTTTCAAAACCAGTTACTGCACCAGCAAGAGAAACAGTCCCTGTTCCTGTGGTTGTCGTGGTTTCTTTTACACGATCATTAATGACTAATGCCATTTAATCTCCTAGGCTAATCTTAATATTGCGTTACTCGCATCTGCCGCTGGAAACTGAATAGTAAATGTTCCACTAGTAGATGTTTTATCTCCACCAAAATCTAATACAGCTACAGCTTTGTTTGAGTCTGAACTATTGTAGATTAATGCGCCTCTTGCAGTTATGGTTGCTGATGTAAAAGATATATCAGCGAAGTCACAAATTGCAGTTGTACCACTTGTTGTTGGAGTTACGCTTGTAAGCGTTCCGCCTGTTGCTGTGTATGTTCCAGAGTTTGATACCTCGTTAGAACTTGAATAAGCAGTTGTGGTTGCGTCTAGTGAAGCTGAGCTTGTATAAAGTGCTATTTTAAAAGTATCACCACTGGTAGCTGTAAAATTATGCGTACCTACTAGCAATTCTTGTTTAAAACTTGTGCATACAGCTTGAGTTATTGCCATGTTTTATCCTCCTATGGGTTCTGTGATTGCAAAGGAGTTCTTAACGCCCCGTGCATGTACTCATCTCTTCGGTGTCTTCCTTGCTGTTCTATAACTAGCTCTTGAAGGGCACGTTGATATGATTGTTCATATAATTGCAGCATTTCCGCTGGTCCCTTCAAAAATTTGAAGGCTTCTGCAAGACATCCATAAAGCAATAGTGCCGGAGCATTATTACCCAACCAAGAGGTTGTATTTGAACTAGATAGTCTTGTTGGTAATCTAGTAATTCCTAACTCAACGTTATAAGCTAAATCTGGTGTTGGTGCAACATAAATTGTGTTGTGATCCCACCATGCCCAATATCGTGGCGTTCCCGTTGCTGTTCGATCTGGCCAATATTCGTTCATATAACTAATATCACGTTGTTCTAAAAATGATCTTGTTGTAGAACTAGGAGAAAATATCTGCATTGTTCTAATAGTACCAAGAGATTCTGGTGTGGGTGTCGTTCCACCCGGTAAAGATAGAAAAGCACTACTTGCTACAAGATTTGCTGTTTGATGAGATTTAAATACGTCTAAATCGACATCTCTAAATATCCTGTTTTCAGCGTGTTCAATAAAATCATTTGTTCTTGTAGCTGTCAGTACATCTGTACTAACCTCTGTGTAATCTAATATTTGTTGTGTTAATTCTGAATATGTAACGGCCATTATGATGTACTCACTGTTACTGTACCAATAGATGATACAACTAAAGGTTGTTTTTTATTTGTTGCTGGTTGCATAGAATTATTATAATCAAAAAATCCTGCTCCTCCAACAAAAACAGTTATAGGCTCTAGTCTATCTGGTCTACCGTCTTTAACACTTTGTGCATCTGCCGCGTGTCTCTGTCTTTCAAGCTGTGGATGTTTAGCTTCAAACTCAGATTTATGGACCATAGAACCATTCCATTCTTTTACCATTTCTTTGTAAGGAAACTCCATACCACTACGATCAGATATTGCTTTTGAATATTTACCAGAAGCATGAGCCATTAGATATATCCTCTCTCTGGTGTAGCAAAGAAACTAGAACGTGGTCTGTCTTCTTCCGAAGCACGTTGCCATTCTTCTTCATACAATTGTTTTAGTAAAGGTGTTCTTTCTGGTGCTTTTTTTACAGAAGTGTAATAAGCTAAACCAGAAGTTAAGCAGGGTAAAAATCTAGTTGGAACTTCTAACTGATCATTGTAGTTACCTGCATCCTGTATTTTAGTTAACCCATAATATTTAAATGTATGAGCACCATCTGGTGTTGGATATAGATACAATGTAGGAGTTGATGCTCCTCTTTCCAAAAAGTATTGTACCGGTGTACCTTCACTAGATTTAGTAGAAATATTTAAATACTCAGCTCGACTTATTCTATCAACTTCGATATCTGTTGTAGTATCTGATGCTTTAAATACAACTGCTTCAAGTATGTCAACTAAGTCACTATCGAGTGTGTAACTTGTTGTGCTACCTGTTAGTGTTAATGTTCTAAGCTCAACAGTCCAAAGATTAATACCTCTGTTAGCCCATTCAGCTAACATAATATTAAGTGAACGTCTTGCGCTTTTTAAATCATAACCCGATCTAGAATTAATTCCACATCTTTCAAATGCTTCTTCAATAACTTGATCAACGTCTAAATTAAAAGTATTGGTTCCGGATGTTGCCATTATCTACCTACTTTTCCCATTGCCTTGTTATGAGCCTTTTTAAAACTTTTACCTTTTTTCATGGCTTTCTTCATAGAAGACATGTGTTTTTTTGTATGTTGCTTAGAATGCTTTTTTAAAGCTTTTTTTCCAGCTTTTGATATTTGTTGTGGCATCGAAGACCTACTAATCATTATTAATAGATTTTTTGAAACTCTGCAATAACTGTGTACATATTACCAGAATCCGCGGTACCCGGTACAACAAAGTTAACATCGCTTTGATTACTGTTACTAGACTTGTCTGCTGGTATACCACCAAACTCTCTAAAATCCCAATAACCTGCACCAGTTAATCCTATAATAGGAATATCTCCGTCTGAATCTTCTTCATCTAAACGTGCGTAAGAGTCTCCTCCATCGCCACCTTGACAAGAATACCAAACTCTAAGTAATCCTAAATGTGCTACAGCAGTTCCGTCTGATCTAGCAGCTAATGCTGATACATCGCCAAAAACTGTAGTGCTTCCTGTGCCGTCTGATTGATTAACTATTTTAATAACAACTCTATTATCGTTTTGTTGTAGGATAGTCGGTCCTGTAACTGTGTCTGCCATGTTCCCTCCTTAATTAAGAACTGTGGGGCCGTAGCCCCACGATATTATTTTATTGGTCTGCAAATGCAGGTGCATCAGCACCTTCAGCGTAGCCCCAAATGTAATAGTTAGTGCTATCCTTCGCCACAATGTTTATCTCAAACAAACCAGTGTCTGTTAAAGTTAATTGTGAGTTGGAGTTTCCATCAGAATAAACAGATACGTTATCTGCATTAGAATCTAAATGAGCAATACCACCTAAAAAGAAATTAGAATTTCCCGGTGTTTTGATAATTACATTTTCTGTTTCTTCCGCAGCACCACCATAAATTAGTTTGTAAGTTTGACCAGCAACTGGTGATGGTAATGTAATTGTTCTGTTAGCACCGATTCCCGGAACTACAAGAACTCTACCACTATGTGTTGCAGCGTCAAGAGTTTTGTCTTCATCACCTAAAGCAACTGGTGCATCACCCATAGTGATGATTTCAGTTATTGCTCCAGTAGAAGCACTTTTACTAATAGTTTTAACTGTGCTTTCAGATCTAATAGGACCCGAAAAAGTTGAATTAGCCATTTTTACCTCGTAAGTAAGTCATACCATCTCTACGAGCGTCTGCTAGGGCAGTCAGTATAACCAGTTATCCTAGTTGTCATGTGGGGGACAATGCCCCCACAAGTTAAGAGTAATTATGCTCCCGGTGAACCAAAGATACCTCTAAAGTCAGAGAACCCGAATGAGTATCTCTCTCTAGATTTGTATCTAACGTTTCCAGTTTCAAAATCGCCTTCCATCTTAGTGGAAATTGGCGCTCTTTGGAAGTGTTTTAATCCGTTAGGTGCATCAGTTTTAATGAAGAATGCATCTGTATCAGTTAAGTAGTTATTTACTACATAACCTTGAGGAATCATTCCCATGCTACCTATAGCGTTGATATCATTATCAGAAGTACCAACTCTTTGACCAGATTTCATCAGTCTTTCAGCAGTGAACTGAAGGTTTACTGGAATGATTAACTTTTGACCATTTAGAGCGATTTTTAATCCTCTATCGTCAGTTAATCCAGCAATGTCAATCAGTGCTTGCTCTAAAGATGTTTCATTTAGGTCAGCAGATGTTGCTAGTTCGTTTGAAATGGTACCGCCAGTTGATGGGTGAGCAGTAGAACATAATTCTACGCCGTCTCCACCAGTGAAAGATGAATCAAACGCATTGTTTAATACGTTCGCACCTTTTACTTGTTTAGCGTTAGCCATTGAACGAGCTAGTGCTTTTGTGTAACGAGAACTGATTGTGTCGTAAAGGTTGTCCTCTACAGCTTCTTCAGTAATCGCAAAAGCTAGTGCTATAGTTTCGTGAGTGTATCTCGCAGTGAAAGACTCAGTAGCATCGTCGTAATTTACGCCTGTGCCTTCTGGTTTTACTTGCGCTGTACCGAAACCGGATAGCATTACTTCTTCTTCGAAAGCACGATCAGATGTTTCTGTATCGAAAATCTGTTCATGCTGATTTTCATATCTGGCATATTCTAACCCGAACAAAGCGTTTAGGCCCGGTTCAAGCTCTTTTACCAGTTGTGATCTAGAAATTGGCATTAAACCCTCCTATTATATTGCAGTGGTTAGTAACCAAGTATGCTCGCCAACGTTAGGTACTACGTATGCATTAGCATTTGCAGCACTTGTATCGCTGTTGTTTGGATCCTTGGAGATACCAACTTGTTTAAATTGTCCAGAAGTTGTACTAGTAGAAGTATCTAACTCTTGTGTAGATCTTCCAGAAAGAGTGCTTCCACCCGTTCCTACTAAATCAAAACCACTAAAGTTCATAGCTGCTGTGCCAGTACCATCGTGTTGGACTTCGAAGACGATTCTTGGATCGTCGTATACATAAGCCACTATATCAGCAGCAGCAACGCTGCCCGGATAATAGTTACTAAAAGTTGGCTTACTTGTAGTTGGGTCTGTATAGAAACATCCGGCGAAAATACCTAAAACTACTTCACCAGCAGCGCATGACTCAATGCCACCTGCTGCAACAGCTTTTACTGCTTGACCATGATAGATCGCAGTACCGTAGTTGTTAGCTATCGCGTACTCGTTTGTTCTAATTAGACCGCCTGTAAGATGCCTAGCGGGTCTGAACCCGAAAGCTGCGTCTTTATTTGCCATCGTTTTTTCCTTTTTTTAAAGGGTTAATAATTTTAATTCGATGGACAAAAGAGCTAGAAAATTAGTTCTTTTTGTTGCCACCGAAGGTTACACGAGATTGCCTATCTGGTTTAGAGACCGGCATACTGGGGTGTTGTTCCTTTAGTAAATCATTTGCGACCGCTTCTTCTTTATCCAGAACTTGCTGTTTAAAGTAAGCCATTCGCTCTTCAACGATTTCTACTGGAATTTTAGCCAGTAATAAACCACCAACGCCTATAACACCTTGGTATTTCCCTTCCTGTATTGTCGGATACATACCGTCGTCGGAATCGGCTCTTACGAGTTCGAAGCCTTCTCTTAATCGAGCATTTAGATTTTTATTATCTGCTTGCCCTAAAGTTTCAGCGCGTATCCACCTATATTTGTACCCATCGGGTGCAGGAGGTGCGTCTAGGGATGACGGGGGTGCCCATGGTTTCCTACGAGTCGTTTTCTCGCGGGATTGAGCAGCGCGTGGAGTCTTATTTTCATCAATTTTATTCATATGCCTACTCCTTCACGTATTTCGCATATTCTTCAAGTGGCACACCTAATTTTTTAGCAATCGCTACTTGTGATGGTGTGAGCCTCACTGTTTTGCGTCCAGTTCGTGTGGTCCTTGTAGCAGAGGCAACCGTTTGGACGGGTTGTTTACCTCCTTGGACTTCTCCCCCATCGTTAAACTTCTGGGGAAACTCTTGTCTGAGCCTTCTGTCAATCTCTTCGTAGTATTCATCAGAAGATGGATTGAATCCTTCTTCTTCCACAAGTTTTTTGTGGATACCAAACGAAGCGTATGTCATGGCTTCATCTTTACCAAACCACTCATTTTTTTCCGCCCAAGCTTCTGCTTTAGGGTCCGGTTGAGCCGCTGGTTGTTGTTGTACATTACTTTGTACAGGTTGTTGTATAGTCTGTCCAGCATTTTCTTGAGATTTTTCGTATAATTTTCTCTGCTCTTCCGTAGCATTTATACGTTCTTGCTCAATAGCTAGTC